TCCGTCTTGCAGTAAATCACCAATAGTACCGAAGAAACCAACGAACACACCTTTGAGACCTTCCCAAGTTGCACTTAGAATTCTGGTAAAGATGTTCATATCAGATTCGGCGGTTCTTTGCCAGTCACCCAAGAATCCGGTGAAGAAGTCGAAGAGTGAAATGATAATTTGAATAGGCCAAAGAAGTTTGGTGAATACACCTCTCACCAAAGACATGATCTTTTGACCGCCAGCCTTGAAAAGATCATCACCAACACCAATGGTAGCCTTAAGTGTGTCTCCTAGAAAACCAAATATTTTTCCAAAAAAACCAAACACTTTTTGGACGATAGAGTTTGTGAACGAACCAAGTTTGGATGCATTCCACCATTTGATAATCGCATTGAATGGTCTTGCTATGAAACCAAATATCTTCCCTATATTAGAAACCATTCTTTCGGCAAAATTCATTTTCTTGAATTTACCGTTGGCCTCTCTAAGGTTGTATCTTAATGATCCATCTAGGGCTTTGAAGAAACCACCTCTAAACGCTTTGTAGAAATTTGTTATAGATCTCTGGAGACCTTTCGTTAGATTCGTTATACCAGCTACAGAAAATAGTCTAGAAAACGCCAGTTTAACAGCACCGAAAAACCGTTGCACCATGTCTTTGATTCTTCTTACGGTCTCGCCTATCACAGCGCCAAGACCCAAAAGGATACCACTAAAGGATTTGTCTAATTTTATTTCAGGTGCTTTGAAAATAGGTGCTTGTTCTTTTTTCTTGTCTCGTCGATCTTCTTCGTTCTGCAAACGATCCTGTTTTATCTCTGCGAGAATCTCACGCATAGTCTTATTGAGATCAGAGGTATTCTTCTCTGTCCCTTCTTGACTTCTTTGGAGCGCTTGGTTACGGTTATTATTTTCTTGACGCATCAAGTCAATAACATTACCCAAACCACCTATTGTTGCTTCTGCCATTGGTTTATCTCATTTTGGATTCTTGTTGTCTACGTTCATTCTCTTCTTTAATCCACTCAACCAATAATGTAACATAAATTTCCCTTTCCCATGGCATCATCATTTCAAGTTCTGTTAGACTGTAATGATGATGTTGCATTAATGAAAAGTTGGTCTTAAAATAATTGACCAAATTATCATGAGAAAGGTTTATGATAAAAAATCCGACATTCCCCTTAACATCTGTTTGTTTTCTTCCCCACACTTATTACAGGTATATTCTGCATTGTGTCTCAGTGCGGGTAGACTCTCAAGGTAGTCTGCCAGTTTCTTAAACTGACCCTGCGTCATTGACTCAAGAAACTCATTGATCTCTGTCTTGGAAACTTCGTCCGCCTCGATCCTTTCGTCTCCTGTGATGACGGCCTGAATACACGCACCAACCATAGCGAATCCAATTTCAATTTCCTTTCCGGTGAAATTGACTTTACTGACATGTTCGTACATTGGGTATCTCATTTCAACACTAACACCGTCACTCAGTTCAATAACATTTTCGGTATTGGGTGCTTCTACTTTAACGGAGGAGATGTCTATCTCATACTCGTTCTGTGCATCACATGATTCACATCTCAACAAAATAGTAGATACCTCACCAACTGACTTTGACCTAATCTGAGTGAACAGATACTCAATGTCAAAGGTTGTCAACTTCTTTCCCTGAAAACCTTCACTCGTGATACACGCATCGATTGTATCTACAATCGCACGTAGTGCCTGTTTCTGGTCTTGAGTCTCCATTGCCATCATCAAGACCTTTTCTTCTTTAACCAAGTAAGGTCTGAATGAAACTTTTTTCCCCGTCGAGGGAATCGTACATTCATACGATGGACTGGTGTTTAACTTTGGTAATGCCATTTCACGCTCCTAATTTAGCAATGTTAAAATACTCTATCAAGTATCCCTGATAGAATTGAACCACCAAAACCGCTTGTTGGTCCGTCTGCTTCTTTTGACCGCCAGTCTCTATAAGACAACTGTACGGTAAACTCCGTAATCTGATCAGTCTGATCGCCCCCTAACTGTATCGCATTGACAGTGACCGGAAACGCCTCAAGTAATTTTATGTGACGAATAACCGCAGCGTCTTTTCCAAAACCGAAGTCAATCTCACCCTGTTGGAAGTCTGGGTTACCGTCAAAAATCCTCGCACGGATCGATGAGGGTATACTATCTAGGAACCCTAATTGTTTCTTAAATAGACTAAACGCATACCCTTTCTGAAGTTGTTTGATGTCGATGTCCTGAACGTAATCTTTGTAATATTGTATTTGATTTGATTCCTGATCGTAACACGCCTTCATCCACTCATCGAAGTAGGATGTAATTTTGTGATCGTTCATGACATAGAAGGTTAAGTTCAAATCTACGGTTGCGAACCCGTTGACAACTTTTCTAAGAACTGTACCTACCTGTTGATCCTGTGTCATCATCTGTCTGCCAGGCAGTTCTGTTGATTTACAGATGACGTTAATGTCTCTCGAACTCATACCAAACTTACTGGGTAGGACAATCTCGAACATGTTCGACATTGCGAACCCTTCGCTCTTACTCGCGGCCGCCTTGAGTTCTTCTATACTAGTAGCCATTTATAATACGCCTTGAATCGTAGTAGACCTTCTGTCTATTCCTCTTTCTCCAGTCTGCGGTTGGTAGGAAAGTTGCGATCTCCCACTCCGGTGCCGGAACCTCTGCGAACTTACTCTGGACTTGACTGTTCAGGTAATGTTTCAGACAGGGTTTGTAATACTTCAGTTTCGATGCCTTGACCAATACCTCGTATGATAGATCCAGTTTGGTTCCGTCATCGATGTTCTTTCCCGCAATGTCCATAAGTGCATCCAGAAACTTTGCACGTAACAATGGGGGTAGGTAGTGGATGTTTAACCCCATGAACCCACCCTTGGCAGGACCAATGATGAACACGAGAGGAAACGCATCGTAGTAGGGAAGAGTCTCTTTGTGTTTGGGGTCATAGAAGAACATGTACATTCTACCCACAACACTCGTACCCTTCCTCTTAATAGGATCCGATGACATCAATCCTTCACGGTTAATACTGCGTAGGTTAGACGCCTTCTTTAGAAACCATGCGCGACTTTCCTTTGTACGGGGTGTGATCCCTGCACGGAACGCCTGTTGTTCCAATCTGTTAATTACATTTGATTTCGCTGTAGTTGCCACACCGGACCCTCTTAGTTACTTCTTTATTTATACGATTTACAATGGCATTTATCTTTTCTTTTTGGGAAATGGTTTGAGTGGTTTGAATGCCTTGGGTAGAATTCCCATTGCAGATAATCTCTTCTCTGTCCAGATTTCAAACTTCCAACCCCGTTCCTTTGCGTACTTCTCTGCCGCCTTCCATTTGTTCTGGTTCTTGACATAGGTCAACGATTGTTCTACCAGTAACTTGGTTTTACGTTTTCCGGTAGGTGGGCGTGTCTCTTTGTCTGGTTTGATCTCCACGAGGACTATGTTACCGTCCTTATATTCGATCACCAGATCCATAAAGTATCTGTGATATCTCTTGTCAACCTCATATAGATATGGTATAATAACCTCTTCACTACCCCAACGTTTGACATTGGAGTTGTTGTCACACCACTTAAATGCGTGTTTCTCCCAAAGAGATCGATACACCACACCATTGGGGTCTCCAAGATACTTAGATTTATTTTTAACGGGATATCTACCTGAGTACGCCATACAAAACCATATAAATAAACGTGTAAAACTACACAACTTATTTAGTAGGTTAAGAGATGCGCTATCCATTAGAATACTCAGACGAATATGCGGGAACAGTTACTTTTGCCATCCAAAAGTCCGCTAGTTCTGGCGGTGCGGTGGGAGAAGGAAATACAGATATGGAATCTGATCCCTCTGGAGCAGCTGCGACTCAGGCGGAGGAAGAAGCAACAAATCCCCCCGAATCGCCTGATAATGATAATACTGACACCAGAACAGAGGATGCGGAGACGAATACTGATCCCACCCAAGAAGAACATACATCGTTTGATGGACAGAATGAAGAACAACAATCTATTTCGAACGATGAAGTTCAGGTGGATGGTGACGCAACAGAGGGAAACGAAGGTGAAGAAGCACCTGAAGAAAATGACGAAGAGGGTGGTTCAGAAAATCCACCCGCCCAATCGAAAGCGGAGACGAATACTGGAGGAGGTGTAACTCTATATCTCCCGCCTGGCTTACAGTACAGAGACAATGTTGTATATGATGCAATGGATCTTGGATTTCTGGGTGGTATAACCGCAGACAAGATTAGGGGGGCGAGTAATGCAACCGTTGGACAAATTGCCCGTGGTGCGGGTGGTTCTGTCGTAGATAGTATCCAAAATTTGATTACTCAAATTAGAACCGCTGCCACTGAGGGTGGCAAGACCGATCAGGCGAGACTTGGTATGACTCAACTCGCAACCCTCATTCCGGATCAAGGAGTTCGAGGTGCGATTAAAAACGAATTGGGTGTAACCGCAAACCCCAACACTCGTGTACTATTCAATAAAGTAAACCTTCGAGAATTTCAATTTGCGTTCAAAATGATTGCAAGAAGTCAAAAAGAGGCAAAGGCGATCCAAGCGATTATCCAGTTTTTTAGAGAATCATTATATCCAGAAACTTTTGACGTTGCTGGGGTCAGTGGTTTGGGTTATAAGTTCCCCGACAAGTTTGATATCACTATCGATTATGGTGGCGAATGGAAAGCGCCCAAAATAAAAGAATCATATCTCAGGGATGTCAGTACTACATTCAACGCTTCAACGATGGCGATTCTGCCAGGCGGTGAACCTTTAGAAGTTGACCTAACGTTGTCGTTTATTGAAGCCGCTGCACTAGAGAAGAAAGATATAAAGTCGGGGTACTAAGATGTCATCAAAATATTTCTCCAACACAAAACGACTCAGGTATAAATTCGGTGATGGTGAAGCGCCGGTACTCTACCAGAATCTATCGACTTATGTTGATCTACTGGATCAGGTTAAAACGGAGTCTTCCTTTTATCAGGACTATGTGATCAAGTCCGGAGAACGTCCGGATAGTCTTTCGTTGAGATTGTACGGAGACGATCAGTACTACTGGACGTTCTATATGATGAACGACAAATTGAGAGAGTGTGGTTGGCCTGTTGCAAATGAACTGATACTGGATACGGTAAAAGAGAAGTATCCCCACAGAACTATCACAACCAAAGAGGACTTCACAACCGACAACGCGCTCGAACCAGCGTTCAAGGTTGGACAGATAGTCTATGGATCTGAGTCTGGTACTATTGGTACTATCTTGAGAAGGGATCCGACTTTGGGTCAACTTATTATCGATACAACAAATACGGTGATACCGTTGACAAGATCGATTACCTTTGAACCCAACGTTAACGGGTATGCAACTTATGAGTTGACACTAGAGAATGAAAAGTTCCATAGTCCTTCACAGTGGAGAGTCTTTCAGGACGATATCGAAATATCTAGTGATGTGGAAATCACACTACCCAAAGGTAAAAACAACCGTATATTCGAAATAAACAACGTGAACTATAAAGAGGGTTCTTCGTATTACGTATCGGCAGAAATCTTTATTTCCAACCCACTAGACAATAACTTTGGTGAGGGTGAGTCTTTGTACTTCGTCAACCCTAGAACTGGATTGAACGTGGTTGCGGTTATCTGGAAAGAGTCGGAACAGTACAACGCTGTGCATCATTACGAGAGAAGAACGTACACTGCGTTTGACCTTGACACAAACACAAATATTTTAGTCTCGTATGAAAAACAAGAGGCAGTAAATGCAGTCGAAAACTTTGACAATGCAGAGGTAAGAATATCAAGTGAATGGGTGCACATAGATCCGTACACTGGAATACTTCCTGCGGGTGCGTATCCGGTTACTGTACGAGAACGATTTGAAGAATTCAATGACGATCTCAAGAAGATCAAGATTCTTAAAAAAAGTGTTATTGAAAGAGTCGCAAAAGAATTCTATAACAAACAAGCGGGTCGTACCCCATAATGTTTAATACTAAGAGTACTCAACAGTGGCGTCTCGAATACGCCGTAATCACAGCGGATCGTGGTGTAAAAAAAGAAGTAACCGATTTCGTTGCAGAGATCGTGTTGTATGAAAACATCTACGTACCTTATGTTACTGGTCGAATCGCATTCGCTGACAACACGGGTATCTTTACTAAAATGAAACCTATGGGTAGTGAGAGACTTGATCTTGTCATCAAGGCAGAAACCCCTGGCGTGGACCACCCTGTTAGTGGAGGACTTGAAGGTAAAACATTTGTTATGAAAAGATTAGAAGATAGTGTAAAGGCGAACGCAGAAGGAACATCGTCTTTGGTCATATTTGAAATAATCGAAGAACACGCTGTTGCAAGTAATCTAAAAAAATTATCCAGAACAATCAAAGATAATTTCGTTCTTGAGATACTTAAGTGTGGCGCTGACATGGGCGCGGCTGTGAACATTGATCGTGCCAGACCTTCTAAACAAACGAAATGGAAAGGTTACATTCCTTATCTTAGTCCTTTAGATGCGATAAGGTGGATGATGAACAGAGCGACAAACCATAAAGAGATGCCATACTTTTTATATTCCAACATACACGAGAGTAATATTCGACTGGCCTCTCTAGACATCCTAATGGAACAGACTCCTTTTAATGCGGCAAATCCTTATGTTTTTAGTAGTGCAACTGTTCAAAGTCAAGAATATGAAACTGGTGGTCCTACTCTAGAGTCACTAGAGAAAAAACACTGGCACATAAATTCAATACGTGCAAAGAACATGGGAGATCAGATGGCTCAGGTTCAGAAGGGTGCGAGTACTGGATCTAGATTGTCGGTCACCAACATCAATGGTGACAATCCGATTATCGCCAGTAGACACAACTCAATGATGGAGAGTGTTGGTAAGATGGGACCGTTGTTTAGAGGTAATCCACAGAACATATATGATCCTGCATTTAATGTTAGGGGCGCGGGACCAATGCATGTCAATGACGCTGCTCAGTATCATACGATTGTTTCGGAGAATATTTACACACAAGAATTTAAGAGTTTCCACTATGAAGAATCTATCGATGAATATATGCCTGTTTTGACTGCAAACGCAGTGAGGGCGGCTATGCAAAAAAATACATACGAGGTTTCTATCAACGGTGCAAAGTTTCTCCAAAACAAAAAGGGTGTGGGTGATCTGGTTGAACTCAGAGTGTATGCGGATAATACTGACTTAGAAAACGCACCTGAACAAATAGATAAGATGAAGAGTGGTACGTTCTTGGTTACTGGAATTGCACATACATTTTCAATTCCAACCCATACCATTACTATGGAAGTGACCAAGTTTTCGTATGACCCAAGTTTAGGATAACAGATGAAAGAGTTACCTGTACAGTTCTACGGAGACAATGTACGTTGGTTTATAGCCACCGTTGTTGACGCACGTCCCCCTAAAGGAGAGAAACTAGAGGGACGTGTGTGTATCAGAATTCACGGTACAATGTCTCCATCGACTGCGGACATACCACAAGGTGATTTACCTTGGGCGCAAGTATTGATCCCCACTACTGAAGGTGGTACTTCTGGACTTGGTGCAACACCAAGACTAGAGGCGGGAACCAACGTCTTCGGATTCTTCATGGACGGTAAGGCGTCACAAACACCTATAGTTCTGGGATCACTACCTCAGTACGAGTTCGCCTCTCCAGTACAGGTCGGAAATGATCCGGGCTTCATAGAACAGGCTTTGGAGGCGGTAATAAGTTTTATTAACAAAGATTTGGTGGAAGACGATAATACTGGTGCAATCACTCAAGAAACCAGACTCGCCAGACAATCCGAAACTATACGGTACTTAATGGATCAGGGGTACACCAGAGACCAAGCGATAGGTATGGCGGCGGCTTTGGACATAAGTTCTGGTATGGTTACTGGATATAGTGAAGACGAAACGCGATATGGAATTGGTGGTTGGAGTGCAACTGACCAAGAAAGACTTCGAAACTCTACAGAGCTCTGGGATACCTTTTCAGGTCAAATGGAATATATTGTTGAGAAGGCGAAAGAGTCGAATCTGAATAGGGCGACAACAATTAGTAAAAATACTCAGAACAATAGTAACACAGTATTTGCAAGTTTGGAAGCTTTAAACCAGTTCCAAGAAACTAATAGAGATCTTGCACTTGACGCAGCGAATAGAATCAATGATGATATGGGTGGTGGATAATGTCACTAACTAAACAACAAGTCAACCAAACTCTAAATCTACAGAACCAGAGTAGTAAACGTACACATTCAAGTAATTTGAATAAGGCGGTATCTCTGGTTCGGGACAACCAGATTACGAACAACGTAAACAAGGCCGTTGAACATGGTCCTGTGGGTACTAGTGGTATCATCTCTCTGAACTCCACGGACAATGCGGCGCAGAAGGGGAACGGTACTAACCTTGTTCAAGCGGATGATTTTGCACTTAAGTCTGGTGCAAAGACCGCAACACAATTACAGAATGAAACCGTGGTTCAAATGGGTGGCCACGGTGATAGTGATGGTAAAACAACCATCAGCGAAGACAACTGGAATGTACTGTCGGTAGAATTCTGGACAGACTCTTCTGACTTGTCTGCGTTGAGTGCAGAGATTAATAGTATTGGTGGTGGTATAGGTGACACTATTGCGGGACTCATGAGATTGATTACCGCACTGGGTGCACTTGCAGACCTTGCATCAAATCTGAATGTGGGTGCGGCGACTGGTTCTGCGGCAGAAAAAGCCGGTACTATAATGAAAGACAAAGCGACTCAGTTAGGTAACGACTTGCAAGGTGGACTGAATGGTATCGGAGATGCATTCCAAGGATTTGGAGATATCTCAAATATCCAAGAACTGGGTAATCAATTCGATACATTGGGTAATGCGATCAACAACTTTACTGGACCACTTCTGACTGCAACGGATATCATCACAAATCCTGCGGACGTATTCCTCGACACTCTTACTGAAGAGACGGGAATTGGAAATGCGTTTAAAGAAGTTGAGGCTGGTTTCAATGATATAACAACGGGTATCAACGACACCTTAAATTCTATTGGTGATACGATAGATGCAGCGGTGGCTATTGCAGATCCTATTATGGAAACAATCGCAAAGGCGGAAAGGTTAGGTGCGACTATCAGTGCAAACGCTGGTATCCTTCAAAACCTGAACGAAATCTACAGTGCGAACTTGGGTAAGGACATTACTAAAATCACTGGTGGTGCATCTCTAAGTAGGTCAGAGACAGGTAAGATCATGGATCAGATCAACTCTGGAAAGGAAAAGGATATTGCAAATGCAGTCAAGACGATTGTAGGAAAGAACACTAACTTGCATCCCGATATGATACCGATTGTTAACGCAACCGTTTCTTTCAATAACACGTCTCAACTACAGGATAACATCGTTGATCGCGCAAAGTTGGCGGGTGTTGATCCTGCGATAATTGCAGACTTTGAAGAAATCTTTGTCAACATCGAAGACAACGTTTCAATCTTTGACACCACAATGCAAGGAAACTTGTTTGTGTCTCAGAACGATTTCTTTTCTAAGAACAAGAATCTCAAAGACTATGGTTCACAGTATGAATCAGATGTCAATGTAGATGGAACGCCTAAATTTCTTACGTGTGATTCCTATGAGGAACTCGCACAAGAGGTTATGGTTACAGACCGTGATATAACCAAAATTGTTATCCACGGTAGTAACACTTACCTCAACCAGTACCTAACTTCTAGAGACATTCATCAAAGGATGATAGACAGAGGGTATGATGGTATGCAATACCACTATGTGATCAGGAGAGACGGTACTCTGGAAAGAGGTATACCCTCTAACAAAGTGACTGCGGTCACTGATCCAACCATTGCGAATAATTCCATCGATATCATTATGGTTGGTGGTATTAATGCGGCAACCGGAACTGAGAATCCGGACAGATATAAAGGTATCGGATCTTACACTAGACAACAGTTTAACACCCTAGAGTCTTTGTTGGTAAACTGGTATAGAAGGTATCCAGGCGTAGAGGTAGTAGGTCATCAAGACATTGACACTGCCTCTTCTGATCCTGCGTTCGATGTTAAAGGATATGTAAAAGATAGGTTTGATGTATAATGGCAGATGATAATATTACAATAGAGACAGCGGCAGAAGAAGCGACTCAACAGGTTCCCCTTTATGGGTTCCAAGATCCTTCCGGTGAGTTTCCCCGTAAACAATACTGGGGAGAAAGTTCTATCAACAAGGCGGCGAGAGGTGATTTTATTAATGACCTCATGGTCACGGGTTCCTTTCCACAAGTTGATCTCGAACTAAAACCAACCAGACCCTCAGAGTATCCCTACAATCAGGTTAAGGAAACTTACTCCGGTCACGTCATCGAATATGATGACACGGCGGGGGGTGAGAGAATCTTGATTAAACACCGCACGGGTGCGGGTATAGAGATTCGTCCGGACGGGACAATCTACATTTCTTCTGTAAACAAGAAATTGGAAACCGTTGGTGGTGACATGCGTATCATCGTAGAAGGTGATACAAAGATGGCGTACAAGGGTAATGTCGATATGTACGTCGAAGGTAACTACAATGTTGACATTGGTGGTAACTACAATATCCGAACCAAGGGTCACAAGAACGAGAAGGTGTTCAAGAACTATCGTGACCAGACTTCCGGTAACCGTGAGTCTACGACTAAAAAATTCCAGACTAACTTGACCGTTGGTGGAAGAATCGATACCACACTTGGTGCACACCAGATCAATGCAAAACAAGGATTTAGTGCCGCAACAGAAGGGACAATGCAATTGACTTCTGATGGTACTATTATGTTATCTGGTAAGAAAGAAGTCGCTGCATCATCTAGGGTTGTTAACATGACGGGTATGCACTGTTCGGTGATTGGTGTAACTGGTTCGTTTGGTGGTACACTAGTTGACTTCGTAGGAAAAACCTATATGGGTCCAGCGGGTCCGGTCCCCTATGCATCTGGTGCCGCATTCTATGGTGGTTTCTTGGGTTGTTCGTTGAGTGCGGTTGCGTCGAAGACTTCTATCACTTCTGGGACTGCAATCTCTGCGTCCTCACTTGGTGGTTCTGCTCCTACTATTCCAGATTTCACTGCTCCGCCTTTACCGACACCCCCATCTATTCCAACTATTCCTAGTGCATTGGTTGCGACTAGTTTGTTGGGTGGACCTTATGGTATCAAGACAGTATCTATTGATGCGGGTGATGATCTCAAAAATAAGATCCTCAAAAATGATGGATACGGTGGTGTCTTTCATGGTGGTGAAGAAGAAGCCTCCACACAGAATTTAAGATCCGCAATGCGAGATGTCAATAATAGAGACGCACTACAGTTACAGGCAATGGCGGATGGACTGATCAATGAAGAATCTGTCTTCTCCATTCCCGAAGCGATTGGTCGTTCTACAGGCGCGGATCCCACATCCATCATGGGTATGATACCTTTGGGTAATACAGAAGAACATTTGGGACAACAGGTTACTCTTGGTCTTGATCCACAAACAAGAGAGGACATCCGTAACGCAGAGGCGCAAAGACTTGCATTCCTCGACAGAGAAGGTATTGAAGATCCTCTCAGGGCATCCACGTTACCCACCACGGAGGATTCTGCATGATCTATAGACCAAACCCAAAGTACGATCCAAGAAAAACTCAAGGTAGGTTCATAACTTCACAGTTACCTCTTGCAGCCGGTATCAATATTGCAACGTTTCTGGGACACGGTGCGTCTGGTATTGGTCACCTTGGTACTGCGGAGAAGAGATCACAACTTGCAAGAAACCTGTATCTACAGGCGCAGATGATCAATGCAGTAAACATGGACACCAAACTATTCAGAACTATTCGAGTTGCGGTTTCTGAGGGTGTCTACGAACCAGGCCCAAATGAAGTCTGTAAGGGAGATAACGCCCTGAAAGAAGATGGGAGAATGATTGTATATCAGGTGTATGGTGGAAACGGAAAGATCGATCATGCGGCAACATATGACGTTGCAAAGTTCTGGAAGGATCACATGAAGTTCAACAGGTTGGTTCTGGATTATGATATCTTTAATCCTGATGGATCACTTACCTCTCAAATCCTGATAGAGATGCCCAACGTGCCTAAGAACTTTGATGTCACATACACGAACGTGGTTCAGACT